ATCTGAGTTAAAAGTTCATCGTGATAGACAACGTCATTTACAGCTTGTCGATCAAAGAAAAAAAGAAGCCCAGGCCCTTTCTCAACTTTTTGATACTAAAGCTCAATTGTTTGATATGCCGTTTGTGAAGGATTCTAGTCAAGATTTAAGATCAGCTATAAGAAGAGCGCCAGATCAAATTACCTTAAATCTAATAGTATCTTATGCGTTTGAAAAATATCTGCAGATTAAAGATATGAGTTGCAACGATTACTTAGATTATCTTGACGAGTTGTTATATAATGAAGAAACAGAATAGTGGTTATATTTACGTAGCATCATTAAGTCCACTGTATTATGAACTAGCTATCTTGTCCGCACAGTCTCTTAAAGACTTACACCCTCAAGCGCATGTTACGTTGTTTACTCATGACAAGTTTGTGGATGAGAGAGCAGAGCAGCTTTTTGATAATATAGTTACTAACATTCCTATTCACAGACGTGCCAAAATGTGGTGTATGGCACGTACACCATACGATCAAACTTTTTATAACGACTGCGATTCTGTAATAGTACATCCGGATATAAGTAAGGTATTTGACAATCTAGATGACAAAATACACATGACTAAAAACCTTGTGTATACTGTTTCTAAAAAAGAACTTGAGTACATTGATAAAGATAGAAAGCTGTTTCCTTATTTCCACGGTGCAGTAGCTTGGTATAAAAACAATGAAGCCAATCTTGAGTTTATAGATACGTGGTGGCGTGCCTATGTCAAGCAACTGTATAGTCCATGGCCACATAGTGACTGGTCCTTCAGTGTTTGGAGAGGCTTTGATATGTTTACACTATGGTCCATGATTAATTGTCTGTATCCTGAATATGAAAAGTTTAGGGACAGAGTGGTGGAAGGCGACAGAAGATTTAATTGTGTTTTGCCTGAAGGGAAGCAATCAGAAAGCGTTAAGTCACCTGTCTTATATCAGATACCAAGAGACACGTACGCTAGTTTTGAATATTGGCCTAAAGTAGCTAGGAAATTACAAGATGCACCAACTTTCCATGACGAACACTACGATTCAGAAGATTCTATCGAATTTAACTGATGCCGTATTTAATAACGACGAAGTAATTAAAGAGCTAAAGTCTCGTTGTGTACCTCATATCGATGGCCATCCCCGTAAAAGTACAGATTCTGAGTTCCCAGGTTTAAACGGTTATTCAGAAGAGTATTTGTACAAAGCTCTAGAACGTCCTACTGATGAATACTGTTTTCCAAGATGTGCGTATGGTCTTGACACTACCTTAATTCACACAAAATCCGTTTACTGGAACACTATTGTATCACCGTTTTTAAAAAGAATAGTAAACTATACTGGTTCGCCATCTAATGCATTAACTATGTTTTATCCTGAAAAAGGATATATTGGTTGGCACCACAATGGCAACGCAGCTGGTTATAATTTTTTGATGACGTACAGCATAGATGGAGACGGATACTTTAAGTATTATAATCAGCACACCGATGAGTTTACTACCTTACAAGATGTGCCGGGATGGAACTTTAGATTTGGTTACTATCCAGACATAAGATACGAAAGCGACAATGTGTTTTGGCATACCGCTTATACAGAGAAGCCAAGATTGACTATAGGGTGGGTTGTTAAACATCGAGAGATTTGGAAAAGTCTTATAGAGGAATGTACTGACCTTGACTCTTTGCCGTTTGATATTGATTCCATTGGACCTCAAAAAAATGTTAAACATTGAATGGCGTAGTGGTTTTGGATATGGAGATTTCGTAACAGGTCTGGGGTACGCACACAATGCTTCTATAAAGTACGAAACAGATGTTAGTATAAACTTTCACTGGAAGCACGATCTGGACTTTTTAGAATCACAAAATGACCCTGAGACCATTATAGAGCGAATGTACTATGTGTATGGTACGATGTTACCAAGAGAGAACGTACACGTTACTCACACAACTAACAGTAGTCCAAGATTTAGATTTATTAACAACGTAGATGAATTCAATCCATTACACGGATTGTGGCACCCCAATATAAACCTTACAACTACTAAATCTGTTGTGCTATGGCGATCAAAGTACAATATATCATTTCCAGGCAAGGACAAAGATCCGATTTACAATCGTTGGGACAATGTTATACGATGGTTGGAGAAACAGGGTTATACTATACAAGAAGTTACTTACAGAACTCCTATAAGAGATGTTATTAATAAGATATCAAGTTGCGAGTTTGGTATTGGATACTCTGGAATGGTCCATCAGTTATTTAAATATATGTGGAAGCCGTTAATTGTAGTATCAAATAGACACACCTTTAACAAACTTACAATTCCGCAAGCATCTCTTTTAAGAGATGACTCGGAACTTTACAAGAACGGTGTAGCAACCTACGTTGGCGACTCTAAAAAGAAGATAGATTTTCTTAAACATGAGTTAAATAAGTGGGTACACGACAAACAAGATATACGGAAGAATCCACTTTACAACGTAGAGGTGGGAAGTTAGCAAATTTGATACCAATCAAATTGAAGGATAGGTTTGTGTTTATCGGGTTTAAGTATTCGTTCCTGTATTAAATCCTCATGAGTAGATGGGTGGTTACTTGATATCAACGAGTCTTTTACGGGTAGCAAAACTGTACTTTTTCTAGTGTGCCTGATGTCAATGTCATACATTACTATTTCTTTTCCGCCTGTAGATAGTAGCTGTCTAAAGTACTCTCTATCACCCCATCGCTGACCGACAATCTCCTCATCGTACCCCCCCGCGCTAAAGAAGTGATCTTTGTGAATAAGGTAATCATTGACACTCGAGTGTATACCATCACCCCAATTAGGTACATGGACTATAAATAGATAACGAGCTCTGGTGTGGAGACGTCGTTGTTTTATAGTTTCAAATGAGTATTGGGGATCCTTAAAGGATCTATCAATATCAATCATTACAACCCAATCGTTGCTTGCTTGAGTCATTATTAGATTTCTACATCCATGGGAATTAAAACCCAAGTCAGCTCTCACTCTAAACAGCTTGAGTTTTTTAGATGAGGTTACAAAATCATTAATTGGCTGAGAAGATCCATCGTCGACGACCACTAACTCATCTACATAATCAATATTATCATCTATAAACTTTTTCAACAAGTCCGGACAGTTGTAGTAAGTGGTTCCCAAGGTAATTTTTTGCATGACTAACTTTGTATCTAATGGCTGCCTGTCTCAACGAGAGATTAATATACTAGAAAGGGATATAAGCAAATACGAGAATAATGTTCATGATGCAACCATAGTTAACTCTAAAGGTAGCTACAAAGATGAGAACATAAGAAGCTGCAAGGTGAGGGGGATAAACTTTGAATCTTATCCATCTACACTCAACATACTTCAATCAAATATGATTGAAAACTACAAACCTATTTATCCTAAACTGGACTATTCAAAGATATCAGAACTTCAGTACATCCAGTACGTTACAGGTGATTTCTTTCGAAGACACAAAGATGTTATTAATAACGGTACAGACCAACGAAGAGTGCTGACCATGAGTGTTAATATGTCAGATCCTGATGAATATGAAGGTGGAGAACTGGTTGTATACAGTAAGCAGAGCAGTGAGTATGTTTTAGATAAGACTAAAGGAAGTTTTTTAATTATTCCAGCATTTATGGAACACGAAGCAAGAAAGGTTACGTCTGGTAAAAGGAAAGTCCTTATTTGCTGGCTAAACAACAGTTTTCAATTGCTAAACAAATTTAGGTCGGATTTTGACCTTTACACCTCAGCAAAATTGATGCTAGATAAATAGAATAAAACAGAGGTGATCTATGGCTATCCCAACTTCTAGAGACCAACTTAAAGAACACTGCTTGCGAAGGTTAGGTAAGCCGGTCGTAGATATTAATGTGGACGATGAGCAGGTCGAAGATCGTATTGACGAAGCTCTACTGTATTATAGAGACTACCATTTCGATGGTTCAGAGCGTGTACTTCTCAAGCACCAAATTACAGCAGCGGATAAGACCAATCAGTACATTACATTAGACGACTCTTACATCGGAGTTGTCGGTGTGTTTGATATTGGTGATTCTACTCAAACTTCTAACCTTTTTAACGTACGATACCAGATTCATCTAAACGATCTATTTGATTTTTCTTCTGCTACTTACGTACCTTATGTCACTGCAATGAGACACGTTGCACAACTAGAGGAAATCTTTGTTGGCAAGCAGCCAATTAGGTTTAACCGTCACACCAATAAGCTACATATTGATATGTCTTGGAACGATGTTACTGTTGGCAACTACATTATAGTTGATAGCTATAAAGTAACTGATCCAGGTACATATGCAGATGTGTGGTCTGATAGATGGTTAATGCAATACACTACTTCACTTATTAAGAGGCAGTGGGGAGAAAACCTCAAGAAGTTTGAGGGTCTCCAAATGCCAGGTGGTCTTACGTTCAATGGCCAGAAAATTTGGGAGGAAGCAACCGAGGAGATTCGACGACTGGAAGACGAGATGATTTCAAGTTACTCCTTACCAGTTAGCGATATGACTGGTTGATATGTTAAACAAATACTTTAACAATTATACATTCGCGCGCGAACAAGATGTCGTAGAAGACCTTATACTTGAGTCTATTAAGATATATGGTCATGATGTCAAGTATCTTCCTAGATCAGCAGTCAAACAAGACAATTTATTTGGCGAAGATATTCTTTCTAAGTTCGAAGAAGCCATAGATATAGAGATGTACTTAAAGTCGATGGAAGGCTTTGAGGGTGATGGACAGTTTCTTAGTAAGTTTGGATTAGAGATACGAGATCAAATAGTTCTGACAGTATCTCGAAAGAGATTCGATCAAGTGATTACGTCTCCCAAACTTATGACCGAGGTTGGTTACAATCTTGTTTTTGAAGATGGTAACAACAATGAACCAAGTCGACAGTTTTTAACTGGAGATGCGGCAACTGAAGCATGGGTACAGGAGGGTGATGACTACTTAAACACCCTGAACCGTCCTAGAGAGGGAGATCTGATCTATTTCCCCATGATGGACAAGATATTCGAAGTAATGTATGTCGATGACCGCCCTGTACATTTTCAGCTTGGAAGAATGCAGTCCTATGATCTGCGTTGTGAACTCTACGAGTACAGCAGTGAAGAGATTAGTACTGGCGATAGCACCATCGATGCAGTGGAGGATAACTTTAGTATAAACACTCTCATACATCAGTTTACGTTAGAAGACGGTTCTGGTATATTAAAGAGTGAGGATGGTGATAGTATCCTTCAAGAGTTTACATTGCTAAACGAGGCTTCTGAAGGTGCACCTGCAATAAACAACAACTTCTTCCAGTTTGAAGCTGATTCAATATTAGACTTCAGTGAAACTAATCCGTTTAGTGAGGTAGATAGGTTCTAATGTTTGGCCACACTTACTATCACAGTATTATCAGAAAGTACATTATTATGTTTGGAACAATGTTCAATGACATTGATGTACAAAGATTCAATACTGCTGGCGAAAGAGTCCAAACATTAAGGGTTCCAATTGCGTATGGACCAAAAGAAAAGTTTTTGGTAAGATTAGCTCAAGACCCTAACTTTGATCGAGACGTGGCAATATCATTACCTAGAATGTCCTTTGAAATTACGTCCATGAATTACAACTCAACTCGTAAACTACCTTCCACTATAAAAAACGTATACACGTATACTGATCAGGACAAACTGAAGTATCAGTACACACCTGTACCATTCGACATCAATATCGCACTATCCGTGTTTGTAAAGAATGCTGACGATGGTGTACAGATACTAGAAGGAATTTTACCTTTCTTTACTCCGGAATGGACCAATACAATTAATTTAATTCCAGAGTTAAAGTTAAAGATGGATGTGCCTGTCGTGTTTAATGATATATCAACAGAAGACACATATGAGGGTGACTTTTCAACTAGAAGAGCGCTTATACACACTTTAAACTTTACTGTGAAAGGATACCTGTTTGGTCCAGTCAGAACTCAGGGTGTTATCAAAAGAGCAATTGCTACCACCAACATTGAAACTACCGATGGCTCAACTTCAGCTATTTCATCTATACTTACTGCCACACCTGGCCTTACAGCTAACGGCACTCCAACTTCGGACTCGACAATTACTGTACCACCAGAACAGATAAGTAGTACTGACGATTATGGATTTATCGAAGATCAACAATTCTTCGGTGGTGGTACTGATAGTGTCTAAAACAAAACTTGAAAGCAATCTAAACGATTTGTTTGGAATGCCTGAGGATACAGCTAGCATCTCAGAAGCTAAAGGTGAGATTGTAGCTGTGGAAGCCAGAAATGAATTAGCAAACCGTGAAGGAAGAGATCATACCGGTGACATTGACACTGATTACAGGTATGCTAGAGAGAATCTTTACGACATTATTGAAAATGGTTCTCATGCTCTCCATGAGCTGGTAGAGATTGCTAAGTCAAGCGAACATCCCCGAGCATTTGAAGTAGTAGCATCACTGATGAAGACTCTTACAGATGCAAACAAAGACTTACTTGAAGTACAAGCAAAAGTCAAAAAGCTCAAGCAAGAAGATAACGTACAGTCAGGTCCCAATAACGTAACCAACGCGCTTTTTGTTGGGTCTACGACCGAACTACAGAATATGCTAAAGGATAATCTAAAAGATATATCTTAATCCGGCTACACCGGCTATTATCCTAGTGTTCCAAAAAAAGTCAACAGTGTATGGCTATAGAAAACTATCTCGGCAACAAAAACCTCAAAAAGGTAGGTGTTCCTGTTGAGTATACACAGGAGCAGGTACAAGAGTACATCAAATGTGCTCGTGATCCTATCTACTTTATTAAGACTTATGTAAAGATTGTTCACGTTGACTACGGCCTTGTTAACTTTGATCTTTGGCCTTTCCAAGAGGAGATGGTACAAAAGTTTGGTGATAATCGATTTGTTATTTGTAAACTACCCCGTCAGGTTGGTAAGACAACTACTGTAGCAGCATACATCTTATGGCAGGTTCTGTTTAACGAACAGTATAGTGTCGCTATCCTTGCAAACAAGTTAGCCCAAGCTAGGGAAATCCTTGGTAGAATTCAAAACGCATACGAGCACTTGCCAAAGTGGTTACAGCAGGGTGTCAAAGAATGGAACAAAGGTAACATTGAACTTGAGAATGGCTCAGAGATCCTTGCTTCAGCTACATCATCATCAGCAATTAGAGGTACGTCTCAGAACTTAATCTATCTTGACGAGTTTGCGTTTGTACCAAACAATCTTCAAGAAGAATTCTTTGCTTCAGTATTCCCAACTATTTCATCCGGTACTACTACTAAAGTATTAATTACGTCTACTCCAAATGGAATGAATATGTTCTATAAGATTTGGGTAGACAGTGAAGAAGGTAATAACGATTATGTGAGACACGGTGTGCATTGGTCTGATGTGCCAGGTAGAGATGAGAAATGGAAAAAGGACACAATCAAGAATACCAGCGAAGAGCAATTCAGACAAGAATTTGAATGTGAGTTCCTTGGAAGCACTGCGACTCTTATCGATGGCAGAAAGCTAGCTCAAATACCTTTCATCCATCCAATAAAAACTCGTAATGGATTTGATATTTACGAAAAACCAAAGCCTGATAGATTATATGTAATAACAGTAGATTCAGCTAGAGGCCTCGGATTAGATTACAGTGCTTTTTTAGTGTTCGATGTTACTGAGATGCCATACAAGGTTGTCGGTAAGTATCGCTCGAAAGAAATCTCTCCAATGTTTTATCCAGACGTTATTGTAAACGCTGCTACAATGTACAACAACGCGTTTGTGTTAGTTGAACTAAATGATCTTGGTGAGACCGTCGCAAGTATCATTCAACAGGATCTTGAATATGAAAATATACTATCTACTAGTGTGAGAGGTAGAGGTGGACAACAAGTTGGTAGTGGCTTTTCCCACCGTATTCAACTTGGCGTCAAGACAACCAAAACAGTAAAAAGAGTTGGTTGCTCGCACTTGAAAGATGTAGTTGAAAATGATAAGATAATACTTAACGACTACGACTTACTACAGGAGCTTTCAGTTTTCATAAATAAGAGAAACAGCTATGAAGCTGAAGAAGGTCACCATGATGACCTTGTTATGTGTGCCGTTTTGTTTTCGTGGTTAGTAAGACAAGACTTCTTTATCGAACTTACTGATAACGATGTCCGCAGTCGATTATATCAAGAAAATCAAAAGATGATTGAGGATGACGTTTTACCATTTGGTATAGTTAATGACGGTCACGATGTTTACCATGCGGAAGATGCGGTTGGTCCTTTAGGTTACAAATATGATGTAGAGGACGTCGTAGACTTCTGAAAATTATAAATATACGAGAAACAAAAACCACGAGGAGACAAAAATGGCCTTCCAGATTTCTCCAGGAATCAATACTAGTGAGATCGATCTCACCGCAATTGTTCCTGCAGTGCAAACGACAGCTGGCGGCTTTGCCGGTCAGTTCCGTTGGGGTCCAGTTGAGCAGCGCGTACTAATTAGTACCGAAGCTGAGCTTGTAGGTCAGTTCCAAAAGCCAGACGGAACTTACTTTAGAGACTTTTTTACGGCTGCTAACTTTTTAGCATACTCAGACACACTTCATCTTGTTCGAATTAACAATACTGGTCTAGTAAATGCCAATGCAAATGGCGCTTCTATTCTTGTTAAGAGCGAAGATCATTACGATGCTAACTTCTCATCAGGAATCACTGGTGGTGGTGATGTCGTAGCTAAGTTCCCAGGAGCACTTGGTAACTCGCTTAAGTATTCAATTTGTCCATCCGGAAATGCATTTGAATCAACCCTTTCAGGCACCTACACTGTAGTGAATGGAAATACAGGTGTTGTATTCTCTGCTAACCAAGCAGCAGTTATTAGTGTTGGGGATTTGCTTCAGCTTGGACCAGATAAAGACGTCTATAAGGTTGCTACAGTTGATGCTGGCGGTCTATCGGTTACACTTACAACTTCATACACAGGCAACACTGTTAATGCCCAGACTGCTCTTAACCGTAGATGGGAATACTACAATTTTGTTGCCGCTGCACCAGGTACTTCACCGTTTGTTACAACCCGCGGTGGTACCAATGACCAAATGCACATTGTTGTTGTTGATGAAGACGGTGAGTGGACTAATGTTAAAGGTCAAGTGATAGAAGTATTTGATTCTGTGTCTAAGGCCTCAGATGCTAAAAACGAGGACGGATCAACCAATTACTATAAAGAGGTGTTGAATCGACAATCTAAGTATCTTTGGTGGGCTAATCACCCAACTGGCCTTACAAATGCTGGTTCTGCAGCAGGAGGCACTACGTTTGGTGGTGCAAGTACACCTATTACTAACTCTCTTGCTTCTGGTGCTGATGGATCTGCTGGTACTGCAGGCCAGTATCAAAATGCTTACGACCTGTTCAAATCATCAGAAGAAGTTGACGTTTCACTGCTTCTTGCTGGATCATCTACGTCAGCCACAGCAATTCATTTGATTAACAACATTGCTGAATACAGAAAAGATTGTATAGTATGCGTTTCACCTGAACAGGCTGATGTCGTAAACAATACCTCATACGTTTCTGCAGAGATTGATGATATCATCGAGTTTAGAAACACTCTTCCATCAACTTCTTACGCAGTTTTGGATAGCGGTTACAAGTATCAGTACGATAAGTACAACGATCAGTATCGCTGGGTACCATTGAACGGTGATGTTGCTGGTACAATGGCTCGAACAGATCAAGTACGAGATCCATGGTACTCACCAGCTGGTCTTAATCGTGGTCGAATTAAGAATACAGTAAATCTTGCGTTTAATCCAAATAAGACTGAGAGAGATCAACTGTACAAGAATGGTGTTAACCCAGTAACCACGTTCCCAGGCGAAGGCACAATTTTGTTTGGTGACAAGACGTTGCTTGGATACCCAAGTGCATTTGATCGCATTAACGTACGCCGATTGTTTATTGTCCTTGAAAAAGCAATTGCAATCGCAGCTAGACAAAGCCTGTTCGAATTCAACGATGAATTTACAAGAGCACAGTTTGTCAATTTGGTTGAGCCCTTCCTGAGAGATGTACAGGGTCGACGAGGCATCACTGATTTCCGTGTAGTTTGTGACGAAACAAACAACACTCCAGAAATTATTGATCGAAATGAGTTTGTCGGAGACATTTACGTCAAACCAGCCCGCTCGATCAACTTTATTCAGCTCAACTTTGTTGCTGTTAGAACTGGTGTCGAGTTCGAAGAAGTCGTAGGTCAGTTCGGATAATACAAGGTAGAGGAGAATAACAATGGCTTTTAACGTAAACACCTTTAGAGGTGAGCTTGCACAGGGAGGGGCTCGTCCCTCTCTGTTCGAGATCCAGTTGTTTCAACCAGCAGGGGGAACTCTGAATGGTGGCGATTTGATCTCTAAGTCTCCCTTTATGGTACGGGCAGGACAGATTCCACAATCAACACTTGGTACTGTAATTGTTCCTTACTTTGGTCGTCAGGTCAAACTTGCTGGTAATCGCACATTTGATGACTGGACAGTAACGGTAATGAACGACGAAGACTTTAAGATCCGTAATGCAATGGAGAACTGGAGTCATCGGATTAACAACCACTCTGAAAATATTAATCAGTATGGTGTTAACCCATCTCAATACAAGGCTCAAGCGCAAGTCAAGCAATACAGTAAAGAAGGTGGAGTCATTCAAACTTATAAGTTTGATGGTCTGTACCCAGTTGCAGTATCACCAATTGATCTTGCTTGGGAAGCTGAAGCGATTGAGGAATTCACGATTACGTTTGCATACGACTGGTGGGAGCACCAAGAGTCTGCTGTAAACTAAAAGGAGTAGTTAGATGGCTAATCAGCTTTATACAAAAGCTAAGCAGTCTTTGCTTGGTGGTGAACTAAATCTGTCATCTAATGTAGTCACAATCGCATTGATAGACACGGACGTCTACACCTTTAGCGCCTCACATCAATACAGATCAAGCGTACCTAACACTGCTGTAGTTGCTACAGCTAACCTTACAAGCAAGACAATTACTGATGGTGTGTTTGATGCTGCTGATGCTGAGTTTGCATTTGTTACTGGCGCTAACTGTGAAGCATTAATTTTGTATCACAATACTGGTGATGCGGAAAATGACGGTGCTAGACAAGCAGATTCAAATCTTGTGGCTTACATTGATACAGCTACGGGCCTTCCAATCCTTCCTAACGGTGGTAATATCACTGTCAAGTTTTCTGACGGTGCTTCTAAAATATTTGCGCTATGACGTAACCACTGTGTTTGACGAGGTCGATAAATAATATCGGCCTCCTTTTTATTTCCTGAGGATAACATAGTGCAACTTTTCGGATTTAACATAACAAGGGCAGATCAAGAAACCAAAGAAGATCTGAAAACCTTTGTCCCCCCACAGCCAGATGACGGTGCTATTGAAATAGCACCAGGTGGCTCCTATGGTACTTTTGTAGACCTAGATGGAACTGCTAAGTCAGAGGCAGAGTTAGTTTCTCGCTATCGTGAAATGTCAATGCAGCCAGAGTGTGATTCTGCTGTAGAGGACGTTGTGAACGAAGCAATTGTAATGACGGAAGAAAATCCAATTGAAATTGTATTGGATGACCTTAAGCAACCAAACTCTATTAAGAACAAGATTAGAGAAGAGTTTGAAACTATTCTTGAAATGCTTGACTTTTCAAATAAAGGATACGATATCTTTAGACGTTGGTATGTTGATGGAAGACTATATCACCACATCATCATTAACGATAAAGATCCAAGAGACGGTATTAAAGAGCTTAGGTACATTGATCCACGTAAGATACGTAAAGTACGAGAAAAAGTAAAGTCTAAGGATCCTCGTACTGGTGCTACAATCTACAACAAAGAACAAAAAGAATATTATCTGTTTAATCCTAAAGGCATATCATCTACCTCACAGCAAGGTGTGAAGATTGCTGTAGATAGTATTAGTCACATCCACAGTGGTTTGATGGATTCAAGGAACAAAATGATCCTTGGCCATCTGCACAAAGCTGTCAAGCCTCTCAACCAACTTAGAATGCTCGAAGATGCAACTGTAATCTACAGACTTGCAAGAGCACCAGAGCGTCGAATCTTCTATATCGACGTTGGTAACCTGCCAAAGATGAAGGCAGAACAGTATCTTCGAGACATGATGGTCAAACATAAGAATAAGCTGGTGTATGACGCTGCTACAGGCGAAGTACGCGACGATCGTAAGTTTATGACAATGTTAGAGGACTTTTGGTTACCGCGTAGAGAAGGCGGTAGAGGCACTGAGATAACGACTTTACCAGGTGGACAAAACCTCGGTGAGATGGAAGATGTCGATTACTTCCGCCGAAAGCTGTATAAGTCTCTTAACGTACCTGTTACTCGAATGGAGGCTGATAATCAGTTTAACCTTGGGCGAGCTTCTGAGATTACAAGAGATGAGATAAAGTTTAACAAGTTTGTACAGCGACTTAGAAACAGATTTACACATTTGTTCGATGGCTTACTAGAAATACAACTTGTATTAAAAGGTGTTCTTTCCCGATCAGATTGGGAAGAAATGCGTAACACTATTCATTATAATTTCAAAGAAGACAATTATTTTTCTGAGTTAAAAGAAACTGAGATTATGACAGAACGTCTTCGTCTAGCAGGTGAGATTGATCCTTTAGTTGGAAAATACTATTCTATGAAATGGGTTCGTGAAAACATTCTTCGTATGACCGAAGAGGAAATAAAGAACGTAGATCAAGAGATTGACGCCGAACGTCAAGAAATGGATGACGAAGGTGCACTAGGTGGAGTAGTAGACTATAAAGCAGGACAACAGGATCAACCCAAACAGCAAGATCAACAAGATCAGCAGGAACAATTTGTACCACAACCTACTATCAGCGAAGAAGAAAAAAGACTAGTTGAAAGTATGACTCGATTCATGGATTCGATGGCTTCTGAGAACATCGAGGACGATGATGAATGAAGTCGAACGCGCTAAACTTCTAGCTTTACTCCTTAAATATACTAAGACCGAGATCGACGGTCTTAGGAAGGAGCTTAAAGAGCTAGCAAGACTCCCATTACTTGTAGAAGGACCGCCCGGTGAGCAAGGTACCGAGGGCCCCGTTGGTCCCGAAGGACCCGTAGGACCTAAAGGTGAAGACGGAAAAGATGGAATATCTATTTCCGGTGTACTCATTGAAAACAACGACCTTATCGTTGCTTTTTCCAACAAACAACAGATTAATCTAGGCAGTGTAATCGGACCAGAAGGACCTGAAGGTCCTCAAGGTGAGCAAGGCGCGCCGGGTCTCATTGGTGAAGAAGGACCTCAAGGTCCACAGGGTATACAAGGTGAAATTGGACCTCAAGGTGAAGCAGGTCCAAAAGGTGAGAAAGGCGAAAAAGGAGCTAAGGGTGAGATAGGACCTATTGGTCCCAGAGGCCTTAAAGGTACTAAAGGAGACAAAGGAGACACCGGCGAACGCGGTGAAAGGGGTGAGAAGGGAGAAAAAGGCGATCCAGGTTTAGATGGCCAACAAGGAGAGCGCGGAGAACAAGGTCCTCAAGGTCTAAAGGGTGATCAAGGTGAGCGCGGTGAGCAAGGCCCTCAAGGTGAGCCTGGTAAGGACGGTGAATCACCCGACGTAGGTCCTATTGAAAGCAAACTGCTTAGGCAGTTTGAAGATTTTAGAGCTGCGATTTCAGCACAAGTTTCTAGATTAAACCTTGCTGGTGGCGGTTCGGCCGGTTCAGGTGAAGTAAGATTAGAGTTCTTAGACGATGTAGATCGAGATAGCGCTAAGCAAGATGGATATTTTCTAAAATACGATGCTGCGTCTGGTAAGTGGGTGGGGTCTGCTGGGTCAGGTGGTGGTGGAGGAATCACCCAAAATGAACTGGACAGATATCTTCAAGTTGCTAATACTACATCTTTTGCAAATACAAGTCAATTAGATCAATACTTGCAGGTTGCTAATTTAACCAATCTGTCATCCGATTTAATTCCAAGTGCAAACGTCACCTACGATTTAGGATCACCTCAAAGGTCATGGCGTGATTTATACCTAAGTGGTAACACAATCTTTGTTGGG